CTTGCCCGATCCAAGAACGGAGTCGGCACGCTCAAAATCGGAGTAGATGCAACTGGGCTTTGGTATGAATTCGAAGCTCCAGACACTCAGGTTGGCAATGATTTGCTCGTCTCGCTTCGTCGCGGAGACATCGATCAATCAAGCTTTTCCTTCATGGTTGACGATTCCGGTCAGTCCTTTGTTGAATCCAAGATTGGCGACGGCCCGACTGTAATCGAACGCACCATCACCAAATTTTCCCGTCTTCTTGACGTATCTCCGGTCACTTATCCGGCCTACGAGGACACCGAAGTTGACTGCCGATCACTCGCCGCAGTGGTCGAAAAGAATTTGCCGAAGCCAAGCCCGGAAGTCCCGGAAAATAGCAACGGTGAAGACCCCGAGACAGGCTACCGGGCGGCCTTTCTTGGAATGCCTTACGCTAAGCCCTGACCAATAACACAAAACGCATGAACGCAATCAAGCAGCTGAATGAACAGCGTGGGCAGAAACTGAAGGACGCCCAGGCCATCATCGAAACCGCCCGAGGAGAAAGCCGCTCGCTGACTCCCGAGGAGCATAACAAGGTCGAAGGACTCCACACGGAAGCCGAAAACCTCACAAACACCATTGCCGCCGAAGCTCGCCAGCTCGCGCTTGCCGGGGCCAATGTCCGCCAGCTCAGCAAGAGCGAGGAGCGCGATGTCAACTCGTTTGACTTCGCGAAGATCGTCAACCACCTGCACCGCTCCGCTAAGGGCGGCGTGACCACGATTGACGGCATCGAAGCTGAAATGGTTCAGGAAGGCGAGCGTGAAGCCCGCGCTGCTGGCATTCAGGCTGGCGGAATCGTCCTGCCCCGCATGCTGGTCCGTCGTGAAAACCGCGACATGACCGCCAGCGGCACGACCTCCACCACCGGAGACCAAGGCGGCATGACCATTGCCACCGAGAAGCGCGGACTTCTGGACGACTTCTTCAATGCTTCCGTTCTTCGCGGACTTGGCTCGACCGTCCTTGAAGGACTTGTTGGCAACATCGATCTTCCGCGCCTCACTGCCGGAACCGATCCCGCCAAGAAGGCCGAAAACGCCAGCGCCGACGAGGTTTCCCCGACCACCGCGATGCTGTCGCTTTCCCCGAAGCGTCTTCCCGCCTACATCGACATCTCCGAGCGTCTGCTCGCTCAGTCCAGCGTGGCCATCGAAGCGATCCTTCGCAACCACCTGAGCACTCAGATGGGCGCAGTTCGTGAGAAGTCCTTCTGGCACGGCGGCGGCACCAACGAGCCGACTGGCATCGCTGGAACCTCCGGCATTGGAAGCGTCGCTGGCGGCGCACATCCTCGCTCTTGAGGAAGCCGTTGACGCGCAGAACGCCCTGCTTGGCAATCTCGCTTACGCTTCGAACGGCCAGATCCGCAAGAAGCTGAAAGGCACCCTTGAGAACCCATCCGGCACCGATGCCACTTGGATCCTCGGCAAGGACGGCATGATCAACGGCTACAAGGCCGCGTTCACCAACGCGATCAGCCGCACGCTGACCAAGGGCTCCAGCTCCGTTGCCTCCGCGATCTTCTTCGGTAACTATGCCGACTTCGTGGAAGCTTACTGGGGAGGCATCTCGCTTGAGATGGTCCGTGACAAGACCAACGCCATCAGCGGTCTCTACACGCTGGTTGCCACCACCTACTACGACGGCGGCGTTCTTCGTCCGAAGTCGTTTGCCGCGATGCTCGACGCACTCGGTGCGTAACCCCTAACCGCAGGGCGGGAGGTCCAAACCCTTCCGCCCTGCCTTTCCTTTTCCTAAAATGAAAATCACCGTTACACGATCCATCCTCATCGAAGGCAATCACGTCGAATCCGGCGAAACGGTTGAAGTCAAAGACGCGCTTGCGTCCGAACTCATTGCCTCACGCGACGCCGTGAAATATGAGGCTCCCGCCAAAGTTGAAGCGGAACCCAAAAAGACAAAAGCCGACAAATGACCGATCCCTTCCAACGCAACGGACTGACATTCCCGCTGACTACTCCGAGCGACATTCGCCCACAGTATTCAGTGACGAATCCGCCTGCGATGGAACCAATTACCCGCGACGACGCCGCGCAACACGTCCGTATCGATTCGCCAGAGGATCTCGAATATCTGGCCGCCCTTGTTTCGGTTGCGAGGGAATATATCGAAGGACTTACGGGGCGCGTCGCGGTCCTTTCCGAATTGCTTGTTGTCGCTCCTAGCTGGGCGTCATTCCTTGGCCGCTCTGCCGATACCATCAAGATCATGCGGACCCCGCTAGTGTCCGTAACGTCGATCAAGTATTATGCTCCAGACGCATCCGAATTGACCACGATGGCAAGCGAGGACTACCGCGTGATTACCTCGACGGAGCCCGGACTGATTCAGATCACCGGAGAATTCCCATCGGTTGACGCTCGACCGGATGCAATCCAGATTACATTCAAGGCCGGAAATCCAAAGCCGTGCGATTCGTCTCCAATGCTACGACACGCCATGAAAATGGTTGTCGCGCACCTATACGAGCAGCGTGTTCCGATTGCGTTTGCTCAAGCCCATGAGCTTCCTCACACGCTCAACGCCATTGTATCAAACCTCAAGATTTCAGGATTCAGTTCATGACTCCGGGAAAGCTCAACCGCCGATTGACCATCGAACGCCGAACGGTTTCCAAGGATGCCGTTGGCGGCAAGGTCGATACATGGGCAACATTTCGGCTTGTATGGGCTGAGCTTGTCATTCAGCGCGGCGGAACGTCAATCGTGACCAGCGCGGACCGAGTGACGCATAACACGCAGTGGCGCATTCGACATATTGAAGGATTCAACGAGCAGGATTTTAGAATCGTCTATCAAGGACGATACTACGACATCAACCTAATCGAGCCAATCGGCATCAAAACCGAGATGCTTGTTTCGACTACTCAAACGCAAGCCATTCCAATCTAATGGCGAACACCCAAACGATCAAGATTGAGGGAGTGGATTCAATAATCCGCCGCCTCATGAGCTTGCCTGACAATCTCAAAAAGTCAGGCGAGAAAGCCGCGCTTCGGGCTGGAGGTGTTCCAATTCGAAAAGCGGCAAAGCAATATGCCAAATCCTCAAAGGACTCCGGACTTCTTATCAAATCGATCGGCTTGAACGTCAAGACGGTTCGCGGCATCACTTCTGTGCGAGTCGGACCAAGAAAAGGCTTTCGTCAAAAGGTCCAGCGCAAAGACAAGCGGACAGGTAAAATGATTGAGGTCATTGCCGATCCATCCAATTACGGCCATCTTGTCGAATATGGCACAAGTCACTCAACCGCAAAGCCCTTTATCAGGCCAGCAGTTGACCAAACGCAAGGCGAAGTTCTCGGCGCAATGGCAAAAGGACTCGAAAAGCATCTGATTCGGAAAATGAAATGAGCTACGAAGCGGACATCTACGGAGCCTTGATAGCAGACGCTGGAATCTCCGCGCTTGTCAGTGACCGCGTGTATTGGGATTGCGCAGATGGCGACACTTCACCTCCTTTCATCGTCCTGCAAACTATCAGCAATACAGGCGAAACGGCATTTGATGGAAGCCGTGACAATCAGTTTCCGCTTGTTCAATTCACCGCATGGGCTGGCACAAAAGCCGAAACAATCCAGTTGAGAAATGCAATCAGATCCGCTATTGAAGGTGTAGAGCTAGACGGCGATTCTCAAACATCTCTTGGATATTCCAACGACCTTTCCACATACGACCAGCAAACCAAGCTCTTCGGGGCAATTATCGACTATCGAGTTTCCACGAACACCAACTAAGCAAGCATCATGAAATCATTCGGAATCACCGTCACCGTTGGCGGAACCGCAATCGGAAAGCTCACGGACTCCCCCATCACTGGGCGAGACGTGAACATCATCGACGTTACCACCCGCAGCTCTACCGGAAATTCCAAGGAGTTTATCGGCGGCCTGCTTGATAACGGAACCATGGAATTGACTGGCGTTTTTGACATCACGGACGCCGGACAAGCCGCACTTCTCGGATGGGAAGGCGAAACCAAAGCCGTGGTCGTGACGTTCACTGACCTCACCACCGCATCCTTCGACGCCATCGTTGGCGCTGTCAATCAATCCGCCCCGCTTGACGACAAGGTGGAATTCACTTGCTCCTTGAAAATCACTGGTCCGGTTGCTTACGTTGCCGACTGATGATCTACAAACTCACAATCGCAGGACAGAAAACGGAAGTCGCTTGGACGCAAGAAACGGCCAAGCGATATTCCTTTCGCGCCTCCAAGCTGGGGCTTGATCCGTTTCGGCTGATGGCAACGCCAGCCAAGCGGGAATACGCCCTGATTTGCATCCTTTGGCTTGTCCTGCCGCAGGAAATCCACCTGCAATTTACCACGCCAGAGGATCTTCACGTTGCAATCAATCACGACAACGAAGCCGAAAAGCAAAGCATTACCGATGCGCTTTCCGGCATTATTGGCGACATGTTTCCAAACGCTGAAAAAAAAAGCAGTGGGACGAGGAAGCCTTCGCGGAAATAGAACTTGGAATCAGCCCTGACAAATGGAACCAACTGCATCCAATCCAAGCCCAATCCATGCTGGACGCATGGGAGAACAAGGAGGCACGCGAGGAAATGCGTCTCGCGTGCTTACAGCTTACGATTGCGCAGTCCAACGGGCTGAAAAAGCGGAATGGCGGCGCTTTGAGCGTGGAAGACTTCCTGCCCGACTATGTGAAGAGGAAACGCAAAAAGCCGAATCCTGAAAAGAGCGAACTTCAAATCAAGGCCGCGCTGATAGCGTTGGCCGCCAGATCGAAAAAACAGCATGGCCAGTAAATCCATCGGCTCTCTTTACGCGGTGATTACGTT